AGAATGTAATCCACCATTGTGTGAGGCTACAGGAACTTGTACAAAAGACTTGATAGGAAAACAAGATGAGTAAGCAAAGATTAACACCGCAGGATCTTGATGCAAGATTAAAATTTATTCTTGGCATCACACTTGGAACAATTTTATTAGCAACATCATTAGGAATTTTATATGCTCTTATATTTGTAACACAACCAATCGGAGCACAATCAGAAAATGATAAGATGTTCTTTAATGTACTTGGATCAGTTGCTACTTTTATTACAGGAACACTCGCAGGCTTATTAATTGGACAGAGTGGTGCTAAAGATATTATGCAAGCACAAATGGATAATAAAAAAGTAGATTCAGAAATTAGAATGGCAGAAGATAAACTTGAATCAGAACTTGATGAGGCAGCAGCACGGAGACTTGCAAAACCAGATGGAGATATGCCTGAAGAGCAGCCAGTTGATTTAGATTGGGATAAGGATTAATCATGGCAGAAATGGGAACAGCAGAAAAACTAATTGAGATAGCCGAAAAAGAAATTGGAACTGTAGAGGGTCCAAAAGATAATGAAACAAAGTATGGAAAGTTTACAAAGGCTAACTTTCAGCCGTGGTGTGGATCATTTGTTATGTGGTGTGCAGATCAAGCAGGAGTCAAAGTTCCAAACACTGTTTATACTCCAGGTGGCGCAGCAGCATTTAAGAAAAAGGGCGCATGGATTGATGCAGATGTAGCAGATCCAGAACCAGGAGACATTGCCTATTTTGATTTCCCATCAGACGGTGTTGATAGAATATCTCACGTTGGAATTGTAATTGAAGACAACGGTGATGGAACTGTTTGGTGTATTGAGGGAAATACTTCAAGCAACAAAAAAGGAAGCCAAAGAAATGGTGGGGAAGTGTGCAAACAACTCCGTGCTTATAAGAAAAATAAAAAGAATGTAATGATTTCAATTGTTGGCTTTGGTCGTCCTAAATTTGGTGGAAAGGCATCAGGAAAATCTGAAGAAAAATATTCTGCTCCTACAACTCCAAATAAAACTGTTAAGAAAGCAAAAATTTGTTCAGAATGTGGACAAGAAATAAAGAAATAGTTGACAGAATATTTCTTTCCTGATATACTGATATAAACTAATCAGAAAGGCTATCATGACTTGTATAGCAGTTGTGCGTGACAAAGTAAATAATAAACTTTGGATGGCTGGAGATCGTGGTGTCTCTGATGACAATGTAATTAATGTTTGCTCAAGTCCTAAGATATGGAAAAAAGAAGGATATCTATTTGGATATGCTGGATCTATGGATGGAGATAGAATTAAACATTTATTTGTACCGCCAGCATATGAAGGACGTGGCAGTATTGATAAATTTATGTATAGTAAATTCTTAAAAGCACTTCGCACTTTTTATGAAAATTGGTGGGTAGATACCTCTCCATCATCCGATTTTGGAATGATTATCTGTGTTCGTGGAAAAATATATGAGCATAATGCTGGAGATATGTCTTTAACACAATATGAACAAGACTATCTTGCCATGGGTTCTGGCGGAGACTTAGCGCTTGGATCTTTATATTCAACACAAAAACAAAAGGACGCAAGAAAAAGAGCGGTACTTGCAGTAAATGCTGCAATTAATCACTCTATGTCCTGTAAGGGTCCTATTGACATCCTAAGCATTTAAAGGTATACTAAATATATGAATCATATGGGTATGGAAGACCTGTCTCCAGAGGAACAGGAATTTGGTATTTGGTTACAAAACGGTATCGAAAGAGGCTGGATTAGTGATCCTTATTGCCACACACATGACGGTGGCTATCAGTATATGAGTGAAGAAGAAATTGAAGAATGGGAAGCAGGAGGCGACCCATGCGAACACGTATTAAGAATATTCATCTAACAGAAAGGTAATATAAATGAAAAAAACACTAATAGCAATACTATCAGCAGTAATAATTTTTGCACCTATGCAGATTGCAAAAGCAGAAGACCAAAGAGTTGTAGCAATTATCGATACAGCAATTGACTCTACCAAGTTTAATTCTATAGTTTATGAGGTATGCTTTACTCAAAATAAATCATGTCCAAATAAAACAAATTTTATGGAAGGTAAAGGATCGGCAAATTCTTTAGTTTGGCCATCGTCTATGTTAAATACCATTTATCACGGCCACTCAATGGTCGCAGCATCAGTTAAGACTAGTCCAAATATTAAAATTGTGTTTGTAAGAATTGCAGATATAACATCATTAGGCAACTCTCTAAACTCTGGTCAAAGTCTTTCTCAGGCAATGGACTGGGTATCTAAGAATGCATCTAAATATAGCATTGATGCACTTTCAGTAAGTCAATCACGAGTTAATTGGACAACATGTCCTACAGATATTGTTATTTCTAATGCTATTAAAACATTAGAAACACAAAATATTCCTACATTTATTGCTACTGGAAATGATAGACTTACAAATAAGGTTGGATTTCCTGCATGTATAGACGGTGCTATTGGAGTTGGTGCTGTTGATGCTAATGGAACTACATTCCATGCGGTCACAAACAGAGGTCCTGGGTTAGATATTGTTGCAAATGGATCAATCGATGTTGTAAGATACAATGGAACAATTGCTACTGCTTCAGGAACATCTGTGGCAAATGTAGTTGCAGCAACAAAATATGTAGGACAAACTAATATGTTTTCTCAGTTTATTACTGGGTTTACTAAGTTTCTAACATATTATTTTATTAAGTAATTAATAGTCCTGGGCATGACTTAAAACTACCCATGCTATAATTATATATAAAAGGAGAAAAAATGGAATCAAAAAGAAAAAGTTTATTAAAGACACTAAGTTGGGAAGCATTTCATTTAATTGGTGTTGCTGGAGTATTAGCGGTAGGTGTATATATTGCTACTGGTGAATGGGAGTATGAATACGCTGCATTAGGAGCGCTTGTATATATAGCCTGGGAAGCACTTGGATATTTCCTACACGAAAGAGTTTGGGCCAAATACGGCAAGAAGGTGAAATAATGAGAATTAAAATAATTAAATTTGTAGTTAAAATACTTGGCTATGAGTGGTCTGGAGATGAATTAAAACTTCCAGTGTGGCAGGTAAAGGCTAAGAAAAAGAAAAACTAATATGCCTTCATACGAATATGATTGTATGGGTTGTGCTATACGATATACTAAAACAAGAAGTATGTCAGAAAATGATCCAGGGTACTCATGTGATGCTTGCCAAAAGCCCTTAGTTCGTGTATACTCTAATATAGGAGTTACGTTCAATGGCTCTGGATTCTATAAAACTGACAATAGAAAGGTATAATATGTTTAGTATGTTAAAGAGCAAGGAAGAAGAAAAGGTATGGCTCCTTGATGCCAATGATCGTTGTGATCGTTGTGCTGCCCAAGCCTATGTAAAGGTTATTGGAAAACAGGCATCTGATCTGCTTTTTTGTGCTCATCACTATAACAAAATAATGGATAATGCTGTAGGTTATGATAAGATGATGAAGTTTGCTCTTGAAATTGTTGATGAAAGAGAACGACTTGTTGAAAATAAATTAATAGGAAGTGAAAACTAATGTATGAATATAGAGTAAAAAAGGTAACTGGAGTAGTTGATGGAGATACTATAGATGTCGACATCGATCTTGGTTTCAGTGTATCCTTTTCTCAGCGTGTAAGACTTGCAGGAATTGATACTCCAGAATCAAGAACATCAGATAAGTTTGAAAAAACTCTTGGTTTAGAGGCTAAAGAATACTTAAAGTCTAAACTTAAAGATGCGAAAGTTGTAGTTATCAAAACAGAAAAGCCAGACTCATCAGAAAAGTATGGTCGTATTTTAGGTTGGTTATATGTTGACGGAGACACAGTTTCTGTTAATGATCATATGATTGAAGACGGTTATGCTTGGGGATATCTTGGAGAAACTAAGGTAAAAGATTTTTCTGCCCTTGCTGCACAAAGAAAAAAGTCTGGTAAGTAAATGGATGCCAAGACTGATGCTTTAGTAGAGCATTTAGTTTTACAGGGTGGTCTTGAGATTGCTGACATTGATCTTGAAACTGGAGAAACCTACTATAACATAACAGATAAATTAAAAGAACTTGCTCCTGAACTATACCAAGATTTAGAAGATCAGTTTAAACATCATTTATTTGTTTTGGATAAAAGAGGTCCAAGATCTATGACATGGAGAATAAGAGGATAACATGGATATAGAAGACTTAATATTAAAAGGCGCTTTAGAACCAGCAGGCATAGACCCAGATTCTGGAGAAATGCTATATACTTTTACAGAAAAAATAAATGAAGTTAATCCTATTTTGGCCAGGGAAATGAAAAACATGCTTGATAGTCATATGATGAAACTATGGGAATTAGATATGATAAAAATGAATGTGATGGAAGAAAATCCTATAGTTAAATTAAGCAAAAATGCCTTTAATCAAGAATTAATTAATTCCTTAGATCAAGAAGTTGCATATACATTAAAAGAAATTAAGCGGAGGTTTATAACAGAGTTGTATAATGGTCCTTGGTGATACTATGGAATATATTATAGGCTTTTTATCCGCTATTGCTTTTGTATACTTTCTTGTTAAAATTCAATATAAATATGATATTTTAAAAGAAAGGTTAAAATTTTCAGGTTCTTCTCAGAGCAGAAATTATTATTTATTTGATAAAGATATACAACCTAAAGCAAAAAGGCCTAAGCCAGCAAGCAGTCAATCTATAAAACATGATAAAAATATAAATATAAAAGTTATTATTATGGATAATCAGGCCTATTGGATAAAAGATAATGTTTTTTATACAGCAGATATGTCAATGAATGGCAATGTTGATAAAGATACTACCAGAACAGTTGACACAATGACCATGAATAAGGTACAATTGGATAAAATGATGTTTATCATTGATAAATTAAGAGAAGAGGCTTTTGATGATCGTAGGGGTACAGGGCACTAGTAGTTTTGATGACTACCAGGTTTTCCTTCGTGCTATGGGCGTAGCCTTATCAAGTATGCCTGCAGAGGATGAATACTTTTATATCTACACTGCTGGTCCAGCAAATGTAAATAAAATGGTAATGGAGTTTGTAAATGTTTCTGAAAAAGGAATGAAATCTCGTAGAAAAAAAATTAAAATGTTTAAAGTAGCACCCTCATGGATTTTGGAAAATATGTCAGATATTAATTACTTTGCTTATCTGGCAAAGCCAAAAGAGGGTAATACTAAGTTAGTATCAGAAGCACAATTAAATAATGTTGAAGTTGGAATATTTAAATACTAGGAGAATGATGATAGTAAAAACATTAGAACAAATGGAAGAAATCGTGTCTAACAATAAGAGTCTTTCTTGGGACGGATGGACTGTTGTAGATAAATATAAATCAGAAAAGGCTAAAACTTCTAAGTACGGGATTTACTTTAAGGGTAATTGGTACATGTCAAAAAGATTTGAGCCAAGCAGGAATGGCTGGGATATTCCAGAAAGGTTTGTGTTAGGATATGCACAAACTTAAATGGAAAGACAATGCATCTTGTTTAGATTATGATACAAATTTATTTTTTGAAAAATATGAAGAAGATGAAAAATTAAGACCAGCAATAGATGTTTTATGTAAACAATGTCCAGTTGTTAAAACATGCTTTGCAGTTGGTGTTTCAAGTAAAGAGTATGGTGTTTGGGGTGGAATTTATTTAGAATCAGGTGCCATATCAAAAGAATTTAATAGTCATAAAACAGAAGATGACTGGGCAAATACTTGGAGACATTTGACTATGGATGAGAATTCTAAATGAACAATAAAGAATATTTAGAGTTTTTAAGAAAAAAGAATAAAGACATTATGTCTAAATGTTACTACTGTGAAGGTTTTGCTATTAATATAATTGCAGATGGTTATGCAATAAGGCCAGTTTGCAAAATTCATGATATAAGATCACTTGACGAAATAGAAAAAAATATTAATGATATATTTGAAAAGCAAAAGGATTTTGAATAATGTATACAGATGCTATGCGTAAAGCATTTAGATCTCTAGATCATTTTGCACCTAAGGGATTTATATTAGAGTTAGTAGATAATGATAGTTTTATTACTGTTCGTGCTTCAGAAAAATCCTTTATGTCACTACTTGACGAAGATAAGCGTCGTGCTGTAGAATATATGATAAGGGTCAAAAAAGCACTTGAAGACAATGGCGCAATTGTTTTATTAGTTCGTGAAGGCGGTAAAGAGTAATGCAAACATTTCTACCATCAGCAAATCCAGTTACATCTGCTCGTTGGCTTGATAGTAAAAGATTAAATAAACAAATTCTTGAATGCTATCAGATCCTCAATGTTTTGTCTGGTAAGTCGCCTACAGGTGGTTGGCGTAATCATCCAGCAGTTCTTATGTGGAAGGGTTATGAGCGTGGGCTATGGCAATATGTTCAGGCTATGATTCGTGAGGCTCGTGAAAGAGGTATTCGTACAGAAAATAATGAAGCAAATCTTAATAGACTTAAAAACCAATGCTGGGATCAATGGGGTAATAATCAGCCTTCATTTTGGAATGATACTAATAAACTTATGCGTGTAATAACTACGCATAAAGCAAGTTTATTTGATAAGGATCCTATGTATTATGCTAAATTTGCTTATGCTAAGCATAGTATTTATAATAGCCCATGCTGCTCTACATGTAAGTATTATTGGATAACACATGAGGATAGAAATGTTTGAATTTATATTGTTTATAATTGTTTTTACAATCATAACTTCTTTATCAATTATGATTATTAGATTAAAAAATATTAATCTACAACTTATATTAGCAATAGAGCAATCAATAAAAGATATTGAGTATCTAAGTGCAAATCGTAGTAACGGACAGGTAGATAGAGAGCATTTGATTTCTTTTTTAAATGAGACTCGTGATATTGCATATAAATATATTGAGGATGTTCATAATGCCTTGTTAGAATATAAGGCTGAAATAGAACATGATTTACAAAATCCAAATGATTTATCAATCCATCGGTTTAGAAATGCATTTAATAAATTAGAACAAATCTACCCAAAAGACTTTCCAAATGATTGATGCAAGAGGAATTCCTACATGTAGTTGTCCTAATTGTGGGTGTGTATTTTTTAATGCAGTAGTCCAGTTTGATCCGATAGATTATGAAATAGGTTTATATTTTTTAGATGGCAGTTGCAGAGACTGTGGTGCCCTAATAACATTACCTACGCCAATAGATAAAATAAAAGGAAGAGAGCAATGAAAGAAATTATGTTTTCAGTTTTGACTGGTTTTGGCTGCGGAGTAATATTTGCTGCATTTAAACTTCCAGTCCCAGCACCACCAGTATTTGCTGGAGTTGCTGGTATAATTGGATTATGGCTCGGATACGATGTCATAACAAAGTTCATATCCTAGGAGGAAAATAAATGGACGCAAAAATGAAAGCAATGCTTGCATCATATGGGCGATCAGTTCTCGGTGCTGCACTTGCATTATATATGTCTGGGGTTACAGATCCTAAGACACTTGCATACTCGTTGTTGGCTGCTATTGCACCAGTTGCATTAAGAGCAATCAATCCTAACGATACCGCATTTGGAAGAATGCCTGCATTGTCAGCATTACAAGATGCTCTTGCTAAGGTAGAAGTTAAATCACCTGCAAAGAAAAAGTCTTCTGCAAAGAAAAAGCCATACAAGGCACCAGAAGTACCAAAAAAGTAAATAAATAAAAGATACGGATCAGGGTATTTGACTGATCCGTTTTTTATGTTATAATATATATGTACCTGCCCAAAGGGGGGTACTTAAAATGACTCGCTTAACAAGGAGGAAAAATGGTAAGTACATGGTCATTGGATCTTTTTAAGGATCCTTTTTTTATTGGTTTCAACAG